TGTTATATTAGCGTTAATATAACTGTCATTTAAAATTTCAGTTAACAAATTCTCATGCGCACGAATTTCAGTAGCGAGAGGGATGTTAGAAAAATCAAGGCTAGTGAATTTGTTGCAACTAATATCTACGTATGTGAGCGGGATGTTAGAAGTAAGACCTTCTATTTTCGTCAACTTATTGCCTTTAACTCTCAATTGAGTCATTGACACACAGCCTGTTATATCAAGATTAATCAAGCTTTGATATGAGGCAGAAATAACTGACATAGATGAGCAATCTGTTACATAAAGAGTTTCAAGATTGTGATTACCTAATGTCATGTATGGATCCGCAGGCAGTGATGAACATCCACTTACGTCTATTAATGAAAAATCATTATTGTATAATCTAAGAGAATATAACGACGTTCTGTTCTTTAGAATAAACTCGCCTGTTATGGAGTTTTCGAAAAGATCTAGGCTCTCAATTTCAGCACTAATAGAATTGAGATTTGAAATTGTTATAATACTATTATACGCTAAATAAATTACATTTGCGTTAGTTACATCTGCAAAATCAAACTCTGTTAAGCTGTTAGAATTAAAATCAACATAAGCAAGTGATGTTAAAACACCGAAATTCTCTATCTTACTAATCCTCGAATTATCTGCAATTAGCGAAGTAATAGCAACAGGTTCATCAGTTGTAATAACCCCGTTAAAAACATCATTAGATGCAAACGTATGAGTAAGCTCAACGCCTGACACAAACGGCTCTGGTGCAGTTCCATCGCCCCATATCATTGTATGATTTCCAGATGCAAATGTTAATTTTATACCTGAGCTTTCTGTTGTATAATCACTTATATCAAATGTGATAGGTATCTCAAATAAAGGTACTGCTGTACTTGTTACAGACCTCAATAAATGCCAAACTTTTAATTTTTTATTATATTGTAGCAAGGCTATTGTATCATTTCCAAAAGTCACATCTTCTTTAGACTCTGTGAAAATAGGTCGGTATTCGCTAGCTGTTGTTGGTAAATTATCAGTAACGGTAAAATTGTGTTTAATAGTTGTTCCTGCTTTTACTAGTAAAGAGAACATAGTACCGCCTGTTATCACACCTTCAAGATCGTCTACTGTGATGGTTCTAAAATCATCAACGGCATACTTTGCATCTTTGATAATGGAGAGGGCGTTAATAGTTCCCGAGCCTGTAAATCCTAAAAGGTTGTAGTCGGGCGTGGTTTGAATTAATCCACTTGCAGGTATTACTATATCAGTATCGGCTTGTTTAAAATTGCGTAAGCCTTGTGCTTCAAAAGTAGATGCGGTGGAGTCATAGGTTAGTGTATCTACATCTAAGCCAAGAGGTAATCCTACCGAATCTACATATTCCTTATTTGCTAATTGAGTATTAGTTGTTGGTACTACACTCGATTCAGGTAATACTGTGAATGTCTTTACGCCCGAAATAGATTGATCGGTGGTCAGTTTCACGTAATCGCTTATAGATACCGCAAAACTAACTAACTCGGAAATAAGTATTTTAAATGATTTTTGACCAGAAAAACCAATCTCAGCCCACCAACTACTCGTAATTTCTGCTGCTGTTTTTGGATCTAACTCGTCTATTTTTTTTGGTCCTGCCATAATTTTATTTTATTATTCGTAAATTCTGTAATTACCTTCATCGTCATATACTCTATATGAATCAGTATCATCGTAAATTCTTGCGTTTTCTGTTTCGTCTCCGATATAATCAATCAATAATATTGCGACAGTCTGACAAGGTTTTAACTGCAAAATCATTTGCCTAAATTCTTGTTTTCTCAAATAATCAATTTCCGCTCTATCTCCATAATTTAATCCTCCAATAAAAAATGTGGCTCGTAAACTCGTCTCATTTCCTAGTCCAAATTGTTGATCCCTAACTTCGTCTATATAGTTAGCACAAAGCGTATAACCACCTGATATTGATGATTGAGAGTACGTTTGTTGTGAATAGTTAAAAGTATTATATAGCGACCCCCTCGGATCAATTACATCATAGCTTGAACCATTCAAAAATCTATTTTCATGGATATATACATCAAAGCCTCTTGCACGTAAAAACCCTTGTAAGTTATTCCAATGTTGCCGAGTTTTTAAATCGTTAGGGAAATTCATCTTTGTAATTATAGAAGCTTTCCTAACCTCTAAATCTAAAAAAGGAGCTTCTGGTAAACCCAACGCATTTTCCCAATTTAAAGCATCCGTTTCAGTAAAATCATCGTTATCTGGCAATATAGAATGTAGTAAATCAGTACTATTTTGCGAAACTTCGGCTTCTGACACGCTTAAACCTCTATGTAATCGCTCAAATATAGATCCTTTTCCCAAGTTCCATGCCCGACCTGTCGGGTATAATCTCCGCTTTAAATTTCTAAAAATGGTTTCAAAGTTTATCATACAGCAGTCACGGAATTAATATATGGAATATTACCATCATCAAAAACAAAAAGAGTTTGAGTCGTTCCACTAACTTTCATCACAACCTCCGTAAAAGTAGCATCAACGCCCAATATTTCAATGACTATACGAACCATATCTGCTTGATATAATTTCCCTTGGTTTTGCTTCTTGATATTATCAGCACCGCCGACAAAAGGACGAATATCAAATAAAAAGGTTTCAATAGCTGAAGTAATTGCTGAGATAAAACTAGCATCAGATAGATTCGATATTTCGACATCAACAGATAAAGGATTAACCGCAATTGTGTGTATCTGATGTGTCCCCATTGGTCTCCTACCTCTTTCGTTGTCTGGTTTTGTAACATCTGGATCATACTCTACTACCTCGGCAACCTCATCAAGCACGGATTGTGGAGGTGTTCCGTAACCGTCTGTGCTGTCAGAAACTGGACTTTCAACGAATATATCAACTTCGCCAGTGTATCCGCTTTTTACGTACGGATAGACCTTTCTAACTCCAGTAGCATCTGAAGCCCACAACCGATAATCGCCAGGACTTCCACCCTGTGGTTCTATTTGATAGCTTTGTATTACTTCCGCCCTGTATTCCGCTGTTGACTCTACATCTGTGGCAGACGTATCTACATTCGAAACACTAGCAAAGTCGTTTACATTCGCTAGTGGTGACGTTATTTGGAGTTGGTCATTAACTTCAAGTCTGGCAGAACTACCTAATGTTAACGCTCTAACCTGAATTGTCCCAGTCGTGCCGACAAATGTAAATTCAGTGTCTAATAAGAAAATCTCATCTGGACTAGTAGAAGTATCCAGACTTTTATAAGTTGTCCCAGCTGCAATTACCGTCCCTATTGAGCCAGTTACGTCAATATCGTAAATCCCCGAAGTTGCAGGAAACGGATCACGCCCTAGTTTTACACGTCCAAACCTCTCTAAACTTCCACCAATAGCTTCTGGTTCTGCTGTGTCTACAAATATATTCTTATATACTCGTGAATTCTGAATATACAAAAGCTTAATAGTAGCAGCTTGAACAGCCGAAAAAGCATTTATCACCTTCTTTCCTAATGTTGTCGTAGTTCCAAGAGCGTTTTGAATATCAGCTAATATGCTGTTTTTCAAATCACTAAGAGATGGTATATTCATTTATTACAGTTTTTTTTGTCGCATCCCACAGGAATGTGCTTTTTAATGACTTTTTATTTGGCTCTGTTATAATCGCCTCAATCTCGAATTTGGCACCATCCAAAAGCGATGCATTTACTTCAATAGTACCAAATTTAGCTAAGAATTCCAAATCTTTTTTTGCAGAATTCTCTATATTGACCAAGCCAGCTGATGATATACTTGCTGTGTTTAGTGTTTTTTCTAAACTTGAATTAAACTGATTATCTTCTTTGAACAACGAATTACCCCACCAATCTTGTCTCTGTTCCTGTTCTGATAGATTCTCATTAGTACTTTCTTGTACATTACCACCAAACCAAGCAAGAAGAATCATATTAGTTAAACCGTCCACAGTTGCAATATCTTCATTTGTTAGAAGTAGTTCACCACCGTCTCCATTCTCGAATATTGTTATATCGTTTGCCATATCTTAATATGTTAAATTCCTAAAGTGGTTGAAAATTGTAAAGGGACACCAGTATTTTCAGCAACACTAGTCATCCCCGACTTATCATTAATTTCAAGTGCAATCTTTTGATTTTGAGTTGTTTCTTCTCTTTTT